TGTGGCGACGCAGTGTTGGACGTAGTCCGCGAAGGTTTTTGGATCCTTGAGGATGTTTCTCACGGCCGTTGGGAGTTCTTCCCAGGCCTGTTCAACCTGGTAGGCGGTGACCATCTGGTCTTGCAGGTCGCCTTTGTCCTCGATGTTTAGGTATTGCGGTTGTCCTGTGGTGTTGAGTTCGCCGGTTTTGAGGAACTTGGCGAGGATGACGTTGATGTCGGCGTCTTTTGCGAATTGCTGCTGTGTCCTGGACGCGTCTTTGCAAGCCAGGCCTGTGCTGTGGCTCTCTGCATCTCTGTCGTGGTTCCACGGCGTTTTCCAAAACGGGCCAGGCTGCTGAGCAGTGCTGTAAGTGTTTTCATTGATGATTTCTCCGTCTGCGGTGTGCGTTTTCATCGTTTTTTCTTCCATATGCGTTCTGCGGGGCTTATGCCCCTGAATTGGCGGATGCCTTCGCCGGTTATTCCGAGGAATTCTCGGATGTATGGGAGTGCTTCTCCGAACCAGGATTCTTGCATTCCGGCTTCGTTGGCTGCGCCGGCGAGGTCGAATTCGCCGGCTTTTGCTTGCTGCTGGATGATTTTTATTAGTTCATCGATGGTTTCTTCTTTGACTTTGGCTTGTGCTGCGGTGCTTGTGGATGCGTTTTGGAGGATGTGTGTTTTTAAGTTGTCCCATTTGTATTGTTCGCCGAATCTGTTGGCGCGGGTTTCTTTTTCCATGCCCCTGAGCGTTTCGCGTATGTCGGCTTCTACTTTGTTTACTCGGCCTTCTTGGAGTGTTTTGAAGGTTTGAGCTTTTAGGTTTTCGGTTTGCAGGCTCAGCATTGCTGCTGTTCCCGCGGCGCCTTTCATCCATTCTGGTCGAAAGGTAGGTTCAACTGTTGGCGCCGACATCGACGGCGTGCTCGCGCTTTGTCCTCCTGTGAACGCCAGCGCTGGATTTCCGCCTGCCATTCGGATGTCGTTAACTCGTCTTTGGGTAGCGGTGTTGGACATTTTTTCTTCCCACGCACGTTGTTCCCTCGCTAGTTTGATGTTGGCTTTGTTGGCCTGGTGGGCGCTGCTGCTGCCCATGAAGGAGCTCGCGAGGTCTCCGACCAGGCCTATTCCTCCGATGATCCACGGCATGGTGGTTCCCTCATTCGTTTGATGGTTATTTCGATCATTTTGTCAGCGATTTTTGCGCATTCCTGGAGGTCTGCCTCTTTGTCGTTTCGCGGGTGGCTTTTGATGCTGACCAGTCCCGCGAAGTACATGCACCAGATTGGTTTGAAGTCCATTAGAAGTGATCGATCATTCCTGGCACTGAGTGCATCGGTAAGGGTCTAGCAACCCTTCCTGTAAACATGAAATCACATAGGAATTGTTGTCCTTCGGAGGTTGCTCCGGCTGCGAAGTTTCGCTGGAGCACTGTGTTGGTGTCGTCTGTGATGAATGTTGTGTTGAGTGTGGGTAGTGCTGTGAATTTTTGGCTTGAATGCCAGTAGTCGATGGTGCTTGCGGCTGTTGATCTGAATATGCCGGTGATTTCTGCCGGGAAGTATCTGTATTCATCCCACCTGGGGATGTAGCCGAAGGCGAGTGTGTCATTGGCATCTCCTTTTACGTAGATTTCTTTGTTGAGGACTGTTTGTTCTCCGAGCATTGCGAACACTGGGAAATAGAAGTCGTATAGGGTGCTTCGGCTCCAGTGTCGTCGCAGTCCCTGCTGGTATGTTAGGTCTGCTCTTACGTTGGCTAGCATGATGATGTAGCCGTGTTCCTGGCTTGAGTAGTTGAAGCCTACTCGTCCATTAGCGTAGCCAGTTGCTGCAAGGTTTCCCGCAGGTGTTGTCCCGCCGGTGAGTCCCGTAGCGCTTGTCTGTGGGATGGCGTTAGTGAGGATAGGTATTTTGCCGCCGCCGATATATTCCGGGCGGTCCAGTCTGTAATCAGGAACTGTGATTCCGAAATGGCTGTAAATGAGCTCTTTGTATCTCGTTCCTCCACGTGCCTGGCGCTCCATGAATTTTTGAGTTTGGAAGTATTGTCTGAAGAGGTTGACTGTTGGTCCTGTTGCTCCGGCGAGATTTGCCATGAGTCCCGTTGTGGTTGTTCCGCTCGCGCCGAATGTTGCGCTTGAGGTGGCGGCGGCTGTTGCGTTGGACCAGGTCGGCGTGTTGACGCCGGTTGTGAGCACGAGTTGTGCTGTTCTGGTGAGTGCTGCGTTTGCGAACGTTGGTATGGTTCCGTCGGATACGACCGGCGCAGTACTGCCGAGCGGCAGTGTGACGGCGGTTCCTTTTTGTGGCCACGGCAGGCATGCCGTGAAGTAGTCATGTCTTTTGCCTCTTTTCATTAGGCCGTAGTTGTTGATGTTGTCCGGGCCGTTGTCTGTGCTCATGACCAGGCCGTTTTGTAGGTTTTGGTCTCTGAACCATTCGTTATAGATTCGGTTGTATGCCCGTAAGGGCAGTACGTTGTGCGAGATGGTTGCGGCGCCGCCTAGCTGGCCGACTGTTGGAAGGCCTAAGTAGTCTTGTACGGTGGCGATGTTGTAGCCGCCGACGCTGCTCACGATCTGGGGGATCGTGAAGCTTATTGAGTCGGCTGGGTTGTCCTGGGCGCCCAGCATTTTTGCCCAGTTTGTCCAGAGCAGTCTGTTTGGTGTGAAGAAGGCGAAGAATTCCATGTGCCAGTTGTCCAGGATCGGGACGATCGGGACGGCGGTTCTTACGACCGCGTTGCACTGGATGTTGAATGTGTCCCCTGGTAGTACTTCTTCGCAGTAGATCGGTACCAGGTACGCCGCACTGAACGCTGTTTTGCGTGCTTGGCGTACCGGGAAGCTTGATCGCATTACCTGCGCTCTTGGATTCATTGCGAAATCGTGGACTCCCACCGATTTCTGTTTCATGTCTCTGACTTGCATGTTGTTAGTTCCTTACCTTGAGGCTTTCGCCTGTGACTATCAGGCGTTTCTGGTACTGGCCGCGTTCTTCTTCGGCCAGGAAGAGCGGTATTCCGCTTTCAGAGTCCCAGGTGCCGAGCTCGTAGAGCTCGTGGTCCTCTGGCCATTTGTAGACTGGGCTTTCGGATGGTTTGTTGACCGCTTCGCTGAATATCCTGGCTGCAACCCCGACTGAGGGTGTTGCGCTCATTTCGATGAAGGATTGTGCTTTGCGGTCGAATATTCCGATGATGATCATTTTCATGGGTTTTCCAGTTGTCTTGTTTTGAGTTTGAGTTTGGCTTTTGCCACTGTTTCTTTGTCTGCCAGTCTGGCTGGCGTGTTGTCGTCGATGAGTTCTTTGGCGCGGATTTCGCGCCGGTGTTTTGTTAGGACCATTAGTGATGGGTCCATTAGCTCGAGGAGCTTGTCGTAGTAGCGTGGCGGCTTCATTTTGCCGCCGTTGCGTTTGACCAGGTGGTCGGTGGTGTAGATGTCCTGGTTGAATTTTTCCCACCAGGTGCGACCTATGCCTGGTCGTCTGCTCATTTCGTTGAATTCTGGCGTGAGCCAGTAGTCGTTTCCGGCTTCGTCTTGCCGGAGGTAGTGTTCTTCGGCTCTGTTGCCGGTGATTTTTTTCATTACGTAGCTTGCGACGTAGGCGCAGCTCTCGTATGTGACATCGCCTATCCAGGCGTGTCCGTGTTGCCATATATCGTCCAGTTGGGCTGATGTGTACAGCGCTTCGCCGCTGTTACTTGTTTTTAGGTATTTCTTGTCTCTGAATTCGTGTCCGAATATCAGGTAGTGATAGTGAGGCCTCTGTAGCTTCTCTCCGTACTCACCGCACATGTAGTAGCGGATCTTTTGCGAGGTACGAGCTCGGAGCCGCTTCATGAATGTCTGGTGAGTGCGTTTGCTCAGTGAGCCTCCTGGCGACTCCGTCGCCGTAGACTCCGCTCTCAGCGTGAGTGTTAGAAAGCATGAGCTTTCGTGTTGCTGGCTCTCGTGGAGACAGCGTGCAGCCCACTGTTGGCTACGTTCTATTCTGCATCCTATGCATCTGCCGCAGGGCAGTTTGATGTCTCGGCCGTATCCGGCCGGTGTTTTAGCCTGGTGAATGCCAGGCGTTCGTTTGTGGATTAGAAGTTCCCCCCCGGGGAGCTGCGTCGCCGCGAGGGGGTA